CGACCGATCTCGATCACGCTGCTTGACCAATCCGTGCGCGTGCATGGCTGCGATGCTTGGGAGCTGAAAGAGATTCGCGGCGTCGATGCCCGCAACGCGGTGAACCGCTTACTCGTTGGCAAGACGATCAAACTCACCCCGCGCGGCAAGGACAATTTCGGTCGGCTGCTGGCGATCGTGACGCTGGTTGACGACAAGGGCAAGGAAACGATTCTCGCTGACTGGCTTGTGGCGCACGGACACGGTGTTGTATATCGGGGGGGCAAGTAATGCTACAAAGTCCGCCGCGATTTCCGTGCTCCGCAAGAGGTGTATCGAGGTATAGTCAGCGATTCTTCCAGGGTCCAATTTGGAGAATCAAGTCGCTGTTGGAGCGCAGATGGAGTCAAGCCAATGTGATTCGCCCACTCTTTAAGGCACAGAGTTTTGCCACGAAACTCAATCATACGAATGTTACGACTGTTTCGAGCTTGACTGCGATTGGCTCGGGTGTGTTGAGTGGTCAAGGAACGGGCAATGCAGGCACCTCAGTTGCACGGGCTTATGACGCGGCAACCCTCCCAGCGGCTCCGGTTATGCAGCGGATCTTCGGTGGGGCGGTGTATGGCTCCGGTGTGGGCGAGTCTCCCTACAGCATCATCGATTATGTCGATGGAGCCCTGGCCGTTCAGCCCGGTGGAGCCTGTGTATTCGCAGCCGTAACCACAACCCTCGTGGGCCTCGGTTCGATGAGCTGGATTGAAATTCCGGTTAACTCCTAAGGAGCTGTAATGGCGCAAGTCACCACGCGAGTAATCACAGAGAGCGCGAGCTACATCACGCTCTTGGTGAACTTAAAAAGCGATGGTACTGGCGAGCTGATAGATCAGGTGCTGTTTGCTCCAGCAGAAGCTACTCCTGCGATGCCCCCTGCTCCGGCCTTCCGGCTGTGGCAGGTGTGGTATCAAATGGTTTGGTTTGACGTGCAACTTACGTTTGCTGGAGTTGAACCGCAGCCTGGACTTACCCTTGCACGGGACACGCAGAACTATATGGATCTTCGAGAGTTTGGAGGTCTTGTAGATACTGTGGATGATCCAGCGTTGGATAAGAATGGGAATCTTCTTATCACTACGAATGGGTTTGTGCTTGGGTCTCAAGGCACGCTGGTGCTTCAGATGAGAAAAAGGAGTTAGTTGATGGAAAGAGCCGTGCGAGTTCCAAGCCGCTTTAGACCGCGCGGCTCTGCTGTTTTTGGGCAAGGTGGAGAAGGGGGAGGAGGGGGAAGTTCGGAAACTTTCTCGACACTGTTTTCGTCGTCGTTAGTATCGACGCTGGTGCCGCAGTCGTATAGTGGGAGTTCTACGCCGACGATTGTACGTGCAACGACAGCCTACCAGACGGATTTCGAGGCGAAGCTGAACTCGGTGCTGAGCGGCGAGGCGCGGTTTCAGGGGGCGAGGCGGGTAAGGAATAATATTGGGTCGATAGATATTTCTACGTGGACTGCTAATACGGCCACGGTCACTGCCGGGCAATCTGATCCGGTTGGCGGAACGGCGGCGTATAAAGTCACCGGGTCTGGTGCAGATAGCTACGTTATCAAACCTGGTATTGCGCTCACGATAAACGCCGCAGCATCCGTTTGGCTGCGCTCTGACGATGTAACGGCCTTTAACATTGGAATCGGTGGGACGGATACCAACTTCAACATCACATCAACGTGGACTCGCTATCAGGCTTCTAGGGCCGGCGACTCTGGCGGCTCCATGCTGATCGGTGGGGCGTCTAAGCTTGGGTCAGGGAAGTCGGTGTATATCTACTTCCCGCAGTTTGAATCCACCGTTGGGCAGAGCAATGTCGCTGCCAGCGAATTAGTTGACCCTACGGTGGACTACGGCGCTGGCATAGTAGGCACCAAGTATTTCACGACGCTGAATGGGAACACGGTGGCCTCGAATGTGGTGACGGAGGCGACTGGGGCGGCGATTCGTGCAGGCGTCAGTGGCGTATCAGCCAACGCTCCTGTGGACGCCAACGGGCCTCTAGGCTATCTCCCCGAGGGCGCGAGGACGAACCTGTGTCTGCGCTCACAGGAGTTTGATAACACCACGCCTTGGGGGCTGAACGGGGGAGCGACTGTAACCGCGAATACTACAGTTGCGCCGGATGGGACAACGACTGCCGACACCCTTAGCCTCACCGCATCTGCAAACGACGGGATTGGCGGTGCCACTTCGATGGGGGCATCCTCTGTTCAATCGGTGACTGGAAGTGTGTGGGCGAAGATGGCCAGCGGCACGGGGGCGTTTCGCTTCAATCTTGCTGTGGCTGGGGTGGCGAATCACTTCTCGTCCGATCAAACAGTCACAACCACATGGCAGAGATTCACGTTCACCGTAACACACGAGGCCGGTGGACAGATGGTGATGGTGATACAAAACGGCAGTGATGGGGCGGCTCGGGACATTATTATTTGGGGAGCGCAATTCGAGGCGGGAGCCGCCTTCGTCTCCACCTACATCCCCACCACCACAGTCGCGGTGACGAGGAATGCGGAAATAGACGCCTACGCGACGAGTGGCAATATCAATGCAGCAGCAGGCGCGATCTACATGGAAATCTCGCCCAACCACGCCCCAAGCGGCACGGTATTCTTTTGGGGCACCTACGTTGACGCGGATAACTACACGGCGCTGCTCCACGACGCAACGAACCTGATTATGCGTAAGCGCATCGGCGGCGCGAACAAAGACGCCACGATTGAGCTGACCTTCGCATCAGGAACCGTCTATAAAGTCGCCGGATCGTGGGGCGCTGGTGGCGTACAGGTGGCGCTCAGCGGAACCGCAGGAACGCCTGACGCGGATACGGCTGCGGCGCAGATCGGCACCACCATGCAGTTCGGCGCTGATGGCAATAGTGTTAATCAGCCATTCGCGCAGGAAAGGAACGCCAGAATCTATGCCACGCAACCATCCTCCGCGCAGCTTGCGGCGATGACGGCGTGAGGTTTGTGTGGGTTGTGTTTTTACTCAGCGGTTGCACAACATATTGGCAGTCTGCGCCTGAACTAGCTGGAAATATAAACGTGATTTTACTTTGTGGCGCAGGGGCAAAAGGTTGTTGGATTAAGGATCTTAACATGATCGTAATCGACGCGGAGCTGTCACAGACGGAACAAGCCTGCATCGAGAAGCACGAACGCAAACACGCAGCGGGGTGGAAACACGACAACCGCCCTCAGTATAGATATAATTGTGGAGAATAAATGACAACGCCAAACAGTAATCTTCCAATTGCAATCATCACTGATGCGATGTTTGACGCAGGGCTTCTTCGACAGACACAACAACCGTCGAGTAGTCAAATCGTTACAAACATGCGGAAGTTGAATGATGTGGCGGTCTTCTTTCAGACGCAGGGGTTGAAACTGTGGCTGAATGAGGATAAGGAAATTACCCTCGAAGAAGATGTCGGAACATATGATCTTGGCCCCTCACTCGCAGGCGCGAACGTGGTAATGAGTGAGAAGCCCCTTCGCGTTCTCGAAGCTTATTATTCTAATTCAGAAGGAATTAGACAGCCGTTGATTCCACTTGCTTGGGCAGATTACGTCCAACTGTCTCAGATTAGTCAATCCGGCGCGTTGAACTCTTACTTTATAAATAAGAAACAGAATCTTCTCAGCGTGTTCTTTTGGTTGATTCCAGATGCGACTGCGGCTACAGGAACCGCGCATCTGATTATTCAACGACAAGTCGCCCAGGTTATTAACATCACCACCGAGATGAACTTTCCGATTGAGTGGAGAATGGCGCTTCGGTGGGGACTCGCCGCGGATATCTGCACGGGGCAGCCTCAGGCTATCATCGAGCGCTGTACGATGAATGCGGAGAAATATCGAATGGCGCTCGAAGATTGGGACGTGGAAGATGCACCGACTTCTTTCTCTCCTGATCCTCGCAGTCAATATACAACCGGTAGTTTTCGATAGGGAGGCGTTGTGGCGGAACTTCGTCCAAATAGAAATGACGACGTTGAAATTAAACTTCCTATGGGGGTTACTGTGAGGGCATCTGGGAGACAAGTTAGTTTGATTATTCTTGTTGTCTTGGGCATAGGCGTAGTGCTGTGGATGGTACGAGAGCACGATGTGCGCGCGAAAGAGAGCGAGGTTAAAATTATCGAGAAGCAACAGGAACTGGTTGAGACGGTGGAGAACGTGGGGTATATACTTACGTTGAATGAGGCGGATAGAAAGAAGCTTCGCCTCGACATGCCGCCGAAACTGAGAAAGCAACTCCTCGAAAACGAGCGGAGGGATAGATAGTGGCAACCCAAGCGCAGACGGTACAGATACCGAAGCGACTTCCACTGACTATTACTCCCGAGAACCGAGCGACCAGCACGGACAAGGATTCCCGACTGGTTAATTGCTTTCTCGAGAAACAGAAAGATGATACATATCAACTGTATCGCAGGCCCGGACTCGCGGAATCCTCACAGCCTTCTGGTGGCGCAGCGAATGGCTATGGGGTGTTTAACTGGTTAGGAAATATATACTCGATCTTCGGGAATACTGTCTATAAAGATGGCGTGGCGGTTGCCGGTACAGTAAACACCGCGAATGGAGTATATCGTTTTGATCAGTGCCTTGGGGCTACGCCGAAGCTTCAACTAGGAAATGGAGTCAAGGCGTATAATTATGACTCAGGCGGGGGACTGGTTGAAATAACAGATGGGGATTTTCCTGCATCTTTCCGCAAGGGTTGGGCCTATCTCAACGGGATTACTTATGTCGCGGTGAGTAGCAGTGGCTCGATTCAGGGAAGTGATGTGAATGATCCTACGACTTGGGATCCCTTGGATGTGATTGTCGCGCAGATAGAACCGGACTTTAACATCGCCCTGGGGAAGCAATTAGTCTACGTAGTGGACTTTAAACAATGGTCAGTGGAGTTGTTCTATGACGCAGGGAATGCGAGTGGGAGTTCGCTCGGAAGGGTTGAGGGCGCGAAGGTAGACTATGGCTGTGCATCGCAGGAGTCCGTGCAGAATATAGATGGGATGCTGTTATGGGTAACTGCGACGAAGTCCCCGCTTCGACAACTTGCTATGATGAAAGGGTTGAAGGCGGAGATTATTTCAAGCCCCGCAGTTGATCGACTTCTTACCGCCGCGGATTTCACGACAGTCTTTTCGTGGCAATTGTTAATCTCCGGGCATAGATTTTATGTTGTCACCTCAAAGGTGAGTAATCTAACCCTCGCCTTCGACGTAGACGAGAGAATGTGGTATCAGTGGACAGACTCAAGCGGGAACTATCTTCCCATTGTGTCTTCGACTTATACGAGTACAGGTTCTATCATCCTTCAACACGAAACAAACGGGCGGCTTTACACGGCAGCTATGTCCCAGCTCACCGACGCGGGGAATGTGATTCAAGTTGATATCTACACCCCGAACTTCGACGGAGGAACGCAGCGTGGGAAACAGTTGAATCAACTGACGATTCTTGGAGACAAGACTCCCGGGAGTGTACTTCAAGTCCGTTCAAACGATGATGATTATGATCCTACAAAGTGGTCGGATTTCCGCGAAATCGACCTATCCGATTCGCTGCCGATGCTTGATAACGAAGGCACGTTTATTCGCCGTGCGTATAACTTCCGTCATCGTTGCCCGACTGAGTTTCGTATCGAAGCGGCTGAGATGCAAATAGATATCTGTACGCTATAATGGCTACGACATTTCCAGAAGCCCCGACCTACGCCGATCCCGTGCTGGTTGATCCAGTAACGGGGATGCAGCGGTTTAATCCAATTTGGCTGCGGTGGTTTCTTGAGGTTGCCCAGGCCTTTACTGATGCCGGGGGAACCGGGCTAGAACACAACTTGTTGAATGGGCTGCAAGGAGGAAGTGTCTCCGAGCGGTATCATTTGACTCAGGCGCAGGTTACGGCAATTGGGACTGTTACGAGTGTGGCATTGTCGGCCTCTCCCGCGAGTGTGTTTAACGTCTCGGGAAGTCCGGTTACAGTGTCGGGGACTCTTGCACTTAGCCTAGACAACCAAAACGCGAATATTGTTCTAGCCGGGCCGAGTAGTGGCGGAGCGGCGGAGCCAGCGTTTCGAGCACTGGTGACGAGTGACCTTCCTGCTGGAACAGGGACAGTGACGAGTGTTGCGGCGAGCTTCACCGGAGGGTTGATTTCAGTCGGCGGGTCTCCGATTACCACCACGGGGACACTTGCACTTACCGTAACAGGGACGAGTGGCGGGATTCCTTATTTCAGCGGGGCGAGTACTTGGGCTTCGAGCGGAGCGCTGGTGGACGGAGGGGTGGTAGTAGGTAGTGGTGCTGGGAACGCCCCGAACACAATTGCAGTTGGAACAGACAATCAATTCCTTGCAGGGAATACAGGGCTTGATCCGAGCTTTCGTGCAATAGTCGCTGCGTCCGCGGACTTCGTTAATCAAGGAACAACGACAACGGTACTGCACGGGAACGCAGCGGGAAATCCCTCTTGGGGGGCGGTAGTTCTAACGACTGATGTTAGTGGAATACTCCCCGTTGCTAACGGCGGCACAGCATCTTCTGCTGCGTTATCCGGCAGCAGCTTGATGATTAGTAACGGCACACAGATCGTTCAAGGTGCTGCGGGAACTACAACAACCGTCCTGCATGGGAACGCTGCGGGCGCTCCGACATATGGAGCGGTTGCTCTAGCGACGGAAGTGAGTGGTACACTCCCCGTCACGAATGGTGGCACGGGGCTAGCGACTGCTGTGCAGGGTGATTTGTTTTACGGTTCTGCTGCAGATACAATCGCGGCACTAGCAAAGGACACTAACGCAACACGCTATCTTTCAAACACCGGGGCAAGCAATAACCCGGCATGGGCACAAGTGAACCTTGCCAATGGTGTGACCGGAAATCTGCCGGTGGCGAACCTGAACAGCGGCACCAGCGCGGGGGCTACTACATATTGGCGCGGAGATGCAACGTGGGTTAATCCACTAGCTGGCGGGCTTAGTACTACGATCACGACTGCGGCGTTAACTGGTGGAGGCGCAACAGGCAGTATGACCTTCACTAATGGAATATTAACAGCTTCAACACCGGCGACATAAGGAGTCACGATGGCACAAGCAACTTGGTTCGCGAAGAACGAGAGCGGAGGATATACTCCTTATGAAGGAATGATAACGCCTGGTTCCTCGTATTATGGGCGCGTTGATGATGGAGATCGCGCAAACTATGAATTAATGCGCGCGGGGGCTAGTGGCGGCCCTGAGTCAATGCAGGAACGCGGGGCGCGAGATTGGGGGTTTCAAGATCTGTTGAAGACAGGGACTCATGATAGTATGGACTATCGGAGCCTGATGAATGATTGGGCATATCATAGCAGTGGAAACGCAACGAATCCCCTTAATCAAGCGGGGGAGCCCTTAGTCAACATTACAAATGAGGCTGGGGTTAAAATGTCCGTGCCGAGAAGCCTCGCAGAGAAGTACGGCGCGAAGATTTGACTACTCGACGGTTGTTGTGTCTGTCGAAGAAGCCCTGCGTCAAACATCGCATCAGTGATGATTGCAATTGGAAGATTACTGTTTGGCGTTGTCATT